TTAGAGGCTTGAATATTGTTGAAAGAGTTAATAATGATGGTAAAAAAGTTTGGAGTATATTCTTCTACTAAGGATTCAGTATGGATGTAGATTTTTCTAATTTTGAAAGAGAAGACTTTAGAATTGAGGGCTTCTACAGAGCCTTAGTTGAGGATAATGTTGATCCTTTAGAGGCTGGAAGAGTTAGAGTTAGAATATTAGGAATTCATTCTATGGATGTGCTAGAAGCACCCACCGAGAATTTACCTTGGGCGGAACCAGTACTTCCATTAGAACATAGTGGTGGTGCTAATCTACAAAATATTGATATGAAGCCAGGTGTTCCAGCAACTCCACAAACAAAATACACACCAATGCCAATTATACCACCGTTGGCACCACAACTCCCAACCCCAATTCCAACGGATTCGGTTAATGCAGCAACCACTGAATTCGCAACAATCCCAGAACATAGAGATGTAAATTTATGTAATAGTGGTACTGGTGGAAAATATACTACACCAGCAAAAGGTTCAATAGTTTGGATATTTTTTGATGGTGGATGTCATCTTAGACCACAGTATTTTGCTATGGCTACACAAAGGAGAGATTGGCAAGCACAAAAATTAAAATTAATAGGTGCATTAAGAGATAGAGATAGTCTTCTAACCTCCTTAAATACCTTAATAAGTGCTGTAGAAAGCACAGATACACCAGAAGAGCATAAGTTTACACATAGTGCAGTCAGTAGTTCTTCTATAAAGACACCAGTACCTAAACCATCCTCTGTTTCAATTTCTCCACAATATTTAACAAGTATAAGAATGGAAAATTTAACCTCTTGGACTTCTCCAGGCGGCACAACTATTTTATCAGATCATACATTTGGTAAAGAAAGACTCTTTATATTACATAAAGGATTTTCTCAGTTTGTAGATGAAAAAGGTCAAGTAGTTAAAATTGTTGGAAAAACATCTCCAGCACCAGTGAATCAAGCAACCGCTATAAATCCTGTACATACTTCTGGGTTAGCAAATGATGAAACTGAATACATAGCTGGTTTAAAGAATCTATTCATTATAGGTGATTACAATGTGGTGACGAATGGTAATTGTTTCTTTGAGTGTCATGGAAGTACTCAAATTAATGCCTCTCAAAATGTTGGTATTGTTGCAAGAAATGGCAATGTTAATGTTTTATCGGAAAAAGGTTGTTTAAATATAGAAGCATTACAGTCTTTAAATATTAAATCGAAAGATATTCAAATAGAAGCAGATAATAATATAATAATTAAATCAAAAAAATCTATAGATATAAATGCTTTTGAAATTATTCAAGCATCTTCTAAAAAAGAAATTAAATTAGAATCTTTAGCAATAAGTCAAAAAAGTCAAACACATAAAACAGAAACAAATACTCTTGATATAAAAGCAACTACATCTATAAATTTAAATGCTCAAAGTTCTTTAATTCTTGATTCAACGACATTATCAGCCAATGCAAAATCAAACATGCTTCTAACTGCAAATGTTTTAGATATTAAATCAACTAGTTTATTAAATTGTGAAGCAGCAACAGTTAATATTAAAGGGGCGGCTAAAATATCAGTCTCCGCAGACGGTGAAGTTAATTTACTAAGTGCTAACATGAAAATATTCGGTACTGCTACTGCTATGGTCGGTGGAGCGGTAGCAACTGTTGGTGGTGGTCAAACTACATTAACTGGACTAGTAACTTTAGGAATTGGTACAGTCTCACCAGCAACACCAGCAACACCAGTTACGAATTCATACACTGAAGTACCTATAACCCCACCTGAACCATATGTTGAATTGCCATTTATTCCAAGTAAACCAGATCTTCCTATAATTCCAACACCATCTCAGCAAACGACATAAAACATATAAATAATAGGCAGAGTATTAAAAATGGCTAATAATGATAAAATATTTGCATCTGATTTAGCATTTCGCCCCAAAGTATCTAATACTGGTGATTTGAGTATAGTTACTAATAAAGATGCAATACACCAATCAATTTACAATATAATAAAAACTAGAAAAGGTTCAAGACTTGGCAATCCACAATTTGGCGCTGGAATAGAGAGTTTTCTTTTTGAACCTATGACAGAAGATGTTGCACAAAATTTGGGCACAACAATTAAAGCTCAAATAAAGTTATGGGAGCCAAGAATAGACATAACATCTATGGAAATAATAGTTTCCGAAGCACCAATAGCTGGTTATCAAATAAGTTTAACTTATATAATTCTTCAAACCTTTACAGAGGCAAACTTTCAAATATTTCTAAATAAATTAGGCTAAGGTAAAATATGAAAAAAACAATAGATTATACAAAAATAGAATTTACAGATTTAAGAAATGAATTAATTTCATATTTAAAAGAAACTAATACATTTAGAGATATTGATATTGAAGGTTCTAATATAAAGACATTTGTTGATATTTTTGCTTATATTGGTCAACTTTTTGGTTTCTACATTTATTCTTCAGCTAATGAATTGTTTTTGCCAACTGCTAAAAAATATGGAAACTTAATAAAAATAGCCGAGTTATTAAAATATGAGGCTAGAGGCACAACTTCAGCTAAAGTAAATGTAGTTGGGTCTTTAAATCCAGAGTATGTTTTCAGTAAAGAAGGTCAACAGATTGAAATTCCTGCTTATTCTATTTTTCCATCAACACGACAAACTGAATTGGGAAGTAACTTCCAATTTACAAACATAGAACCAGTTAATTATATTATAAAGGGTTATGGTATAAGAACCATAAATCAAAATGATATCTCCTATAATGGATATACTTTACCATTAACCGCACCAGCATCTTTCTTTACGAAAAATAATGTTTTGGGTTTAAATGCATCATCATTCACAATACCTCTCTCAAAATACAAACAGTTAAGATTAATAAAAAGAAGCGATATTACGAATTATAGAGGATTTGATACAGAAAATTATCCTTCTGCTACTAGTGTATCAAGTCAAGGTCAGCCATATGAGAAAACAATAGAAACTGTTGATAACTCAAATGTCTTAAATGCAAATTCTACATATTACTTGGTTTTCAATTACTCAGACAATACCCCAGAACCATATCTTAGTATAGTATCCGATCCATCAATATTAAACAATAAAGAAGATGATATAGTTGCTTCATTTAAACTAACACCTACTGATAATACAAATCAATTTTATAAACTTGAGACAATTGATGTCTATTCTTTTAATCGTTTCTTTGTTGGTACACTTGGTATGGGTAATTTAGAAAGTACTGTTTTTGAATTTGATACAATGGCAAATAGGAAAAATTCACTCGAAAAGCTTAAACTTGTTATTAATAAAGATGGAACTAAACCACCATTTGGTGTATTAATAAACGGTAGTACATATACATTCACGAGTGGAACTATTGAGTCTCAAAAAATAAAACCAGATTCTTTTGACTTATCAGTAAATGAATACAATGTTAATCTTTGTATTGATGCTCCAGATTCTCCAGAAATAAACTATGGTGCCAGATTAGAAATAACAACGAATAATCCTTTAGAGAATCAAGTAACAATATCAAAAATATTTACTCAAAGAACAGATTCCGATACACAAACTCCAACTATATCTACAGTAAATGCCAGTAGATTCGGTGACATAAAATTAGTTGAAGCAATACAACCAAAAACAACAAATCAGAAAAACGGAATCATAACTCTCTCCGAAGGAATAACAAGTTCAAAAGTAATATTCACCAAACCATTTACAACAAGTAATTATCATATTTCACTAAGTTCAACACAAAATATTAGAAAATGGTATGCCAATCAAAATATAAATGGGTTTACTATATATGTTGAACCAGAATCAAATTTCTCTGGAGACATTGCTTGGGTTGCAACGGAGACTATTGAAAATAATTTAACTGAAATGCAAGTTTACTTTGATAAACCATTATCAACAGTTTTGGAAAACAATAATTCCGTTAGCAATTACATGGTTTCATTAACACCAAATGAAAACATTGAAGTTTGGTATGAAAACTTGACGAGTGAAGGATTTACTATAAAAACAAATAGAAACTTTATGGGAAAAGTTTCTTGGAGTGCATATAACTATTATTCTGATGAGTTTACCCCATCTGAAAACATAACCCAATCCCTTAGACAAACAGGTAAAGTTTCATTAAATGGAGTTTTTTCATACGATGTAGCTCTTGAAGTTCCTATTAACGATGAGAATTATTCTATTCAATTAACCTCAAGTGAAAATGTAAAACTTTGGTATACCAATAAAACATCTAATGGGTTTACAATAAATGTTGAAAATAACAATATAACTTCTGATTTATATGTTAATTGGTCAGTTGAAAGTTCAAAAACCAATTATCAATATCAGAAACATGGTGAAGTAGAATTTAAAGGTCAAACAACATTGAACAGTTATATACCTGGATTAACATTTGTAAATATACCAGAGTCATTTAAAATTGATAATCTTTATGAAGGCACACCAAAGATATCACATATAAACTCAAATTTAGTTATAGATGCTGTCGGAAATGCGCTTCAGCTTTCATTAGATCCACATAGAATTTACGAACAAGATGTTAAATTCGTTGTTGGGAATGAGAAAATATCATCAAACTCAATAAGAATTTTTGTTAAAAACAAAGATAATAAATGGGACGAGTGGGAGAGAACTGGATTTGTCTATAATAAAGTAGCAAATGTTGGTGAGAAGGTCTATAAAGTTTCCATGAATTCTGATGGAAAACTATGTATTGAGTTTGGAAATGGTATCGTTTGGGGAACAAGTATAAGCGATACTGAAGTTGTTATATTCGGTTTAGAATCCGTTGGAAGTAGTGGAAATATCGTTAAGGGAACTCTTTCACAAAATATTGTTATATCTCAATATATTGTTGGTAACGATGTAACATCAGTAGACTTTGAACAAAATTTGATTAACTTAATAGGTTTAAAGTCTAAACTCACTTTTACTGGAAATAATGTAGAGACATCAATAATAGATACCGAAAATACAAAGTTAAACTTTACTGATTTAACAATAACACAAAATAAAAATGCATTTGGGGGTAACGATAAGGAAACTATTGATGAATTAAGACAAAATGCTAATAATTTCTTTGTATCCCAAAACAGATTAGTTTCTTTAGATGACTACAATAGATACATAGCATCAGCATTTTCGGACCATTTGCTTAAGACACAAGTTTTATCGTTTAAAGAAACTAAAGAGAAAAACTTGATTCCATCATCTGAACCAACAAATTATTGGTTTAATTATATTTTTATAGTTGGTCTTAATAAAGATGGTTCAAATACTATTAGTCAAAATTTAAAGAATTTCTTAATTGATACTCTTAATAATTCAACCTTCAGAATGATTGGAGTTGAACATGAGATTATTACAGCTACTTGGGTTCCTATTGATATTGCTATAAGATACAAGAAACAAAAGGGTGGAAGTTATCAGAATATCGAAACCCAAATAAAAAACAATCTTGTTGAATATTTCGCTGATGCTTCATTGCATACATTAGGCGAAAGCATTTATCATTCTAAGATTTGTTCATTAATATCTTCTGTTGATAATATTGAGAATTTTGAAGTTATGTTAAACAAAAATCCAAATAATAAACTTCAATCCTCTGACTATAATGTAAACTTCTCTACTTCTGATGCAGATGTTAACATAGCAAGAAGAAATAAATTAATGGAATTGGTTGCTAAAGATCCAAGTTTGGTCAAGATTTATCAACCACTATTTGATACTCTAAATGTAGATGGAACTAGAGAGTGGAATTATAGTCTTGATATAAATCTAGAACAGTTTGAGTATCCAAAAATCGGAAATGTTATAATTGAAAGACAATAAGGATTAAAAATGTCATTTAATGCAGATTTCACAATTGATAACGAAGGTATTTTTGCAAACGAAAAAATACTATTAAAAAATAACTCAACAACTGGATTAGTTATTGATTCTACCTTTTTACAAATTGACGGCGATGTTGATAAAAATGAATTAGATCTTTCAAACTATATAATAAATAACATTTCTAAAGTTCAATGGTCATTTTCCGATGGTGTTTTCTATAGCACAGACACCGTAGTACACACATTTAAAGAATCAAAAAAAGAAACCGTAAAGTTAACTATTTGGTCTGATGCTTTTGTTTATCAAGGAAAAACATTTTATTTTACTCATAGCGTAACAAAAGATATTAATGTTCAATCAAGATTCTACAAATTCATTAAAAATAATTATCCTTTATATGATGAAATAGCATCACCAGAATTAGAAGACTTAATAAAGAGTGCTGGTAAGTTTTTTGATCGTCTTCATGAAGATACGAGTGGTTTATTAAAATTAATAGATATTAATAGAATAAGTCCAGAATATTTAGAATATTGGGCACTTACACTTGGACATACAGAATATGTTAAAAAAGTTGGGTACGAATTAGCTGATAATAATTTTGATGACTATGATATTTTTGATAAGATAAAACTAAATATCGCTACTCAAGAAGAAATAAATACATTAAGAAATTTCATTTTATTTAGTGCTGAACTCTTTAGAAATAAAGGAACCAGTAAAAACATAACTAATTTCTTAAAATTCTTTAGTATTGATGGTAAAGTTAAGGATTTGTGGACTAAAACTTGGAGTGTCTTATTAAAGGAATCAATTGAAGAAACTTTTAATGGATATGATAGTTTTGAAGATAATAAACTAAAATTAAATTGGCAAAATATTAACATATCTAATATCAATAATTCAGAATGTTATTTTGAAAAGAAATTTAATTCAATAATTTTGAATAGTTATAATGTTATTGAAAAATTAGAATATCCTCTAAATGAAGTATCTACTGTTTCGGTAAGTGGAGATAAGTTTGGTTGGAAAGAATTTGAACTTTCAAATAATTATGGGTTGAGTGCCTCACCTTCTGTAGTTTTAGCATTAAGAAAAGAAAATGGTGATAGATTAATAAGAGAAAATACTAATGATGTCTCTGAATTCTATGACATAGTTCCAAACGATCCAGTTCGATTTGATTCAGAAAAATACTCAGTTCTTCAAGTAAGCGATACTGTTTTAACCGAAGGCGATAGATTAAGTGTACTTTATGATTTCCCAAGTAATACTAAGAAGACTTGTGTGGTTGCCACTACACAAGAAAAAGTAAAAGATTTTGATATCAGAGTGTCTTTTAAATTAAATCAAGAAAATAAAAGAACTAATTTATTCAGAACACCAGATAATGAAGTTTTTGTTATCTTTAGAGGAATAAAAAATAAGTTTGATTTTAATTCTAGTTTTGATGATTTTTATAAATTCTCATTAAATACAGATAGAAAAACATTCTCTTTAAGTAAAATAATCTTTAGTGATGGTATTAATGATTATTTAACACAACATATAAGTTTCAGCTTTAATAATGATGAGGTTTTTGAACCAGTTATTTTTTATCCATCAGTTTCAACAACCCCAGACGAATTATTTGAGTTCAAAAAAGAAAAAGAATATGAACTATTAATGATGGTAAATGGTTCAAAACTTTCTGTTTATATTAGAGAGAAAGAAAACGAAAATCAAATTAAAGAAAATATTGGAAACTTTGAAGGTGATGCTAATATACATGGTCAACAAGAAATAGATTGGATTCCTCTTATAGAGAATTTCTCGTTTGATGTGTCACCTAAAAAAGTTAAAACTGTAGACAATCTTGGTAATGAGATATATTCCGAGAAATATACCATAACAAACGAATCTGGATATTATGGTTTAGGTGTCGGTGATGGTATAGTGGAGTTTACTAAGGTAATTTTGAATAACTTAGATGTTGACGATAAACTTTATAATCAAGTTGAAAAAGAATTAGAATTAAAACCAAAGTATTTGGAAAACTTAGAGTACTATGAAACAAGAAGCGATAATTACAAAGATACTCAAAAAACCTTTATAAAAAACCTTTCAGACGAATTCAAGGTTAATTCAGCATATGAGTTGACTAAAGAAGAATCTGCTTCTTTAAATTCTTTGTTTATTGATAAAGCACCAGTATCTCAAAAAATAGGAACACGATACTTAGTTGAATTTAATAATGATTGGATTAATCAAAACTTTGAAAGCAATGAAGATGTAGTTAGCAAAATAGTTATTCCTTTTGGAAGTCAAAAAGGTTGGGTATTACCTGAACAGAGAATACTTGATAATAGCAACTATGAAATAACTGGTTCACCTAATTTTATGGCAATCGCATCTGGTTCGCCTGGTTTCTTCTCTGCTGATTTAACGACTATTCTTGATGGATACCAAACAGAACCTTTTGATAACTTCTCTTCTCTATCAAGGGAGAATATTGATTCCTTAACTTTAACATTCAACGATAGATTAAACCAATATATTAACTACAACTCAAACAACTTTGAGTTAAATGGTGTTTGGGAAGAGGTATATCCTTTATCAAATTACTTTGAAAGTATTGACCCAACAAAAATCTTGGACGATTCATCTGAACATACTAATAAAATGTTCGCACCTATAACCGTTGATATACCAGAAGGTTTAAGGGTTATTGGTGTTAAATTCAAAGATTGTGATTATATAAAGAATTTAATTACAAGATATTCAACAGAATTTAATAAAGAAGTTACCATGTGGGGTAGCTTTACATTCCATGTTCCATGTGGAACACTTATAAAGAAACCATCCAACTATACTCTCCAAGATTCTTCTAAGTTCCCAGGTCACTACCAAATCACTGTATTTGTTCCTTTGGGTATATTAAATGAAGCTGTTTTAAATTATAGTTTGAGTAGAGAATTTACACAGCAGTCTAATAACAGTCCATCTTTAATTGAATTGAATGGATTGTTTGCTAAATTAGTACCAGAGAAACTTATACTTGGTAATGGTTCAATAACTCTTAAAACTGCCAACCCCTTTGAGAGTGTTGAAAAGGGACTTAAAGTTAACCATTTTATATCTGCTGGAATGAAACTTTCAACGAGTCTACAGATACCTAAAGTATTAGAAGAAAATACTTTAAATAATATTTTCACACTTGATGAGAACAACAGAAACTTCTTTGATAGCTTGGTGAACGAAGATGACTTTAGATGGTGGCTCCCAAGTGAAGTTTGGAGAATTAGAGACTTTGAACTCCAACAAGTCAATCTTGAAGATGATATAGTTTCTGGCATAAACTACATTTCAAAAGACATTGAAGAAGACAATACTTCTAAGATTTTCTATGGTAAGGAAGTTTCCACCCAAGAAGATAATATTAGAAGTTTAAATATTAAATTAACAGATGGTTCAATTACTCCAAATACCCTCTATTATGCTAAAGTCAAGGTAAAGATAAAGTATTCTGGATTTAATACAAGTAACTTAGATTCTCTTTCCGAGTCTGATAAAAACAATGTAAAAATCGGTGGAAGCAAGTATACCAAAGACTTACAATTAGCACCCGTTAATGTTTGTAAAGAAATTTATTTACCTATATCTTGGTATGATACGAATGAACTTTTAAAAGACAATCCTAACTATGATAAATGTTCAACCAATCCAAGTTTGTCTGCACAAGTTATTCTTTCTGATACCCTTGAGTTTGGTAACTACTTGAGAAAATCTTACATTGGTTCTGAAACAGTAACCCTTTCACCAATAGGTCTTATGTCGGAGGCAATCAATTTCAAACCGATCTCAAATATAAACATTTTATTAAATATCACAGATGTTGCCAATTATGTTGCTGAATCAGTATGGGACTATAATAACTGGAACAAATACTTCATTGAAAACCTTGAAATAGTTGAAATTTATGAAAAGATCCCTGATCAATATTATACTTTATTCAATAAGTATATTATATTTGCTGATAGTAAAATAAATACTGGTTCCAATTTAGAATTTGTTTACAATACCTCCGATGTTGAATGGGGTGTTTTAAAGAACTTCAGTTACTTCATAACTAATTACATTAATAAAGATTTAACCTTTGATGTTCCCTTTGAACTCAAGGATATCTATGAATGGAATAAGAATATTAGTGATGTTTATTTGAATAGGTATGTAGTCGATAAGAGTCTCTATACCATCGGTGATGATAAAGTAACTATTACATCTGATTCTTTCCTTGAGAAACTTCAAGGTGGCAAGTTGAATGGTTTATTCAACTTTGATCTTTACTTTGATAAGGAAAGAAAGTATAAGACTGTAGAAGATGATTTCAATACGACTAGACAAATAAATTGGATTCCTTACGAGTCTAACTCATCTGAAATCTTTGAGAACATGAAGAGAATACCTTCTAATAAATTATTATTGGGTCTTCCAGCATCTAATACCGATTCACATGATATCATTGTTAAAGATAATATCTATGCATTCAGATCCTTAAATAAGAACTCCATATATCCATTTGAGGGTCGCCAAAGTGGTACTCGTGTTAACAATAGGAATGTTAACATTGCACAAAATGAACCAAATGCTAGAAGAATCTTTATGATTGACAATGATAATTTTATCTTTGATATAAAAGCTGATGTCTATTTTGATGCCAAATTAAATGACATTAAAAACTACAGAGGTAAAAAGTTTGAAATTATCCTTAAAGCAGAAGAAACCTTTGAACCAATCCTTGGTAAAAATATTCTTGGAAACTATTACTTTGCTGGTATTGGATCATATGATTTTGATGTTGCTATGGGTGTTTCTAGTTTCAATAAAGATACTTTAAAGAACGAAAGTTCATTTTTGGCTGGTTTTGGTGACTATAATACTAGAAACATTAAATCAAATGTCTGGTATACTCTCCGTTGTATCGTAACAAACGATTATATTAGAGTCTTATTTAATCCTAAAGATGAACCAGAGAGACTTGTAATGAATTACTTCATTAATGAGAAGTATCAACAAGATACTTCAAGGTA